AGCCAGTCCTGTCACTCGTTCCACTGTAGAAAGGCCTTCGCATTGCCCTGATTGTAAGTTGAAAATCAAAGTTCTAGCAGCTATTGCATATTCCAAATATTCTTTGTATCTTTGCACCATCAAAACAAAGAAATCATGGATAAAAGAATACTGTGCATTATTAGAGCGAGCACCGAGAAACAAGAAACGGAATCGCAAAAGAAAGAATTAATTAGTTACTGTGAAGCCAAAGGTTTTACAGTGGATGAAATGGCTTTTATAGAGGTGGCGGGAGCTTCTGCAAGAAAACTGAATAAAAAGTATATTCAGATGCTAGAAGACATAAAGGCTACATTGCTTTCTTCACCGACTATCAAAGCCGTGGCTCTATGGGATTTGAACAGACTGGGAAGAGTTGAAAGCAAATTACACGAAATGAAGGAATTTTTTGTAGCACACAAGATTCAAGTTTACTGCAAATCTCCTGAGTTTGTTCTGCTGAATGAAGATGGAACAGCTAGCGATGCTGGTGGTATTGTCTTTTCTGTATTTGCTTCTATTGTGAAACATGATACAGATGAAATGTTTGCTAAGATGAATCGTGGTAGAATGCGTAACAAAGAAAATGGCATTTATTACGGTGGACAAATCAAGTTTGGTTATACTCTAGATGAAACAAAGCATTTCATAATTAAAGAGGAAGAAGCTAAAACTATTAGGCTTATCTTTGAACTATATGCAACTGGTAAGTATAGTTTCTATTCATTAATAGATGAACTTAAAGCAAGAGGAATCACTAAGAATGGTAAAAAGATTACCTTTGAAATGATTCAGAATGCTTTATCTGATGAAGCTTATTATAATGGGAAGCTACCTATTATATCTAAGGATTTATTTGATAAATGTACAGCTATTAAAGCTAACAGTGTAGCAGTGAAAAGAACAAAAGAAACCTGCAATGTTAACTTTGCTGTAGGGCTTCTAAAATGTGAATGTGGAAATAACTTTATAGCTAGTGGTGATTACTATACCTGCTTTTCTAAAGTTAACAGAAAAAGAAAGAAGGTAGTTGTAGAATGTGATGCACCAGTTATTAAAAGTGACCTCTTAGATGATTTGTTATGGATTGTAACCAGACCACTACAGCAGAAGTTTCTGATGCAAACAGATTCCCAAAGTGTAGCAGAGAACAACGATAAGATTAACGTTCTTACTGTGAAAGTATCTACAGCACAAAAGGAACTTAGTAGCTTTAAGGACAGAATAGAAAAGCTAGAAGATGCTTACTATGTAGAGGGTGAAATGGATGAAGCTCAATTCAAGAAAAGATTAGGTATTTTAAAATCTAAAAAGGTGCAAACAGAATCCCTTATTACTAATTATAGAAATGAGATAAATGATATTAAAAAAGTCATAGAACAGTTAGAGCAGCCTATCAATGATAGATACCTGCAATCTCTTTTATTATCAAACTTAGATACAGAAGATATTGAGGACAGAAAGAAGATAAAAGAAATGATGTTTATGCACATTGAAAAGGTTACAGCTAAGAAAGTTATGCTAGGTAATCATAAAGGTGTTGAAATAACTATCATTGCCAAATCTGGATTATCCTTTGTATTCTTCTATGATATATGGCTTAGTTCTTTTAGAAAAGGAGAATGTAATACCTTCTATGAAGATAAGCCATTATATGAAGTTAATGGATTCATAAAGAGTATGAATACTAAGGTGCAAAATATGATATATGAGAAAATAGGGCTTCCATTGTTATCATATAAAGAACTTGGTGAAGCTGCTGCTGAATATGCCAAAACACATTAAATAAAAGGTGGGGAGATTTTTAAGATTTCCCTACCTTTCTTCTATATAAATCAGCATACTAAGTTTAAAGAAGCTTAAATAATTGGCTATCATTTCTATAGTTTCTATATTTTCATTACTTTTGTGGTATATTTATAAACTAACAATTCAAAGCTATATGAACAACTTTGTAGCGATAGATTTTGAAACCGCCAATGCAGATAGAAGTAGCATCTGCCAAATTGGTATAACAGAAGTAGTAGATGGCATCTTACAACCTTCTAAAAGTTGGCTCGTACAACCAGAAGGAAACGACTATGATGCCTTCAATATACATATTCACGGTATCAAACCAGAAGACACCGAGAATAGCCCTAAATTTCCTGATGTATGGAAAGAGGTATATCCATATTTAAAGGATAAGGTAGTAGTGGCACACAATACTTCATTTGATATGTATGCTTTGCGTGATGCCTTAGATAGCTATCAGATAGAATATCCTACATTTGATTACTTTTGCACTTTGAGAATCGCTAGATACATAGTTAAAGGCTGCTATAGCTATTCATTAGATGTAGTACTTAATTATCTAGGTATAGAGTTTGATGGACATCATAAAGCTGATAATGATTCAGCAGGTTGCGCTAAATTGTTATTGAAGTGCTTAGATATGGATGGTAGCACTCTAGAGGAACTGGAAGAAAAGTACCATTTTCATAGAGGTAAATTTGCACCTGATACCTTCATAGCACATTTAGCTATAAATAAGAAGAGTAAAACAGAAATGTTAGAAAGTCTAGAGGAGCATCCAGAATTAGCAGATGAAGGTAACTACTTCTATGGTAAGAATGTTTGCTTTACTGGAACTTGTAGCTATGGTACTAGAAAAGAACTGCTACAGAAGATTAAAAATGTTGGTGGTATTCCTTCTGATTCTGTAACTAAGAAGACAGAAGTGTTAGTAGTTGGACAGCAAGATTATCGTGTTGTTGGAGAGGATGGAATGAGTAAGAAGCAAATCAAAGCCCTATCATTACTGGATAAGGGGCAAGATATAGAGATACTTAGTGAAAGAGAATTTTTAAGTAGAATTTAACTAATTGGATAATTATGAAGAAATTATTATCTTTCTTATTGGTACTGATTGCTTTAGTATCGTGTAATACTTCTAAAACAAAGGAGGTATTTAAAACGTACCCAGTTGAGCAGTGGGTAATGGACTATGTTAAGAAGAATCCAAACTGTATGAATAATGAGATAACCAAGAAGCAAACTGTAGCAGATTTCATTAAAGCTGTAGAGGATTCAACACATAAAGACTGGTTGGAAGGAATACCAGTGGAACTAAGAACTATTAATAAAGTTCAAGATAAATATGTAGCTCAATTTGGTTCTTACTTAATTAGCAATGGATTAGATTACAAAGTTCCATTAAGAAGTGTCAATTTTGACGTTATAACTGTAGTTCCAGATTCTTTAGTACCACAACTTAAAAAAGAAGAAGTTTATACATTAAAGGGAATAACTATAGTTTCAAGAATTGAAAAAAGTGAAGTGGCTGATTTTTTACTAGGACAAGAAGGTACTTATTGGTCATGGGATATTAGTCTAGAGCCAGATGATTCTTTTGGCACACCAGATTTAACTTGGAATAGTTTGAAGGCTAATTTAGGTATATATTATTGTGATGTGAAGTATATAAACAAATTTAATGGACGAGAAATTATAACAGTTCCAAACAAATGAGATAACGCTCATTAATCATAAATAGAATTTAATAAGTTAGATATGAAAAAATTACTATTATTACTTGTAGGGGTTATAGCTGTTTTCTTTATATCGTGTGGTAATGACAGAAAAAAGGATGCAGCAAAAGGTAATTATTCAGTAGAAGATTTAAAGCCTTCTTTTGACCCAGTACATCAATATAAAGATAAGGATGGAACTGTTTGGAGTAAAGATAACATTTGGGGCGTACCTCGTGAAAATGAATCTTTAAAAGATAAAAGATTTCAAAATAGAGATTATTCAAATGATGAAGATGATGCTTATAAAAAAGGTTATGAGGATGGAATGGAAGAAGGTAAACGTGAAGGCTATAATGAAGGATATGAAGAAGGCTCTAAAGAAGAATGGTAAAGTTCTAGCCATTTGAAACTTCCACAAACAGAAAAAGCCAGCCTAAATTAATAGGTTGGCTTCTTTTGTCTTCTAGCTAATATGGTTAAATCAGGATAGTTATTAGCATGATGATTGTAGCTAATATTGCTACTTTACCAGCTAGTAAAATATCTACTTCTGTTACCTCTAAAATAGGCTTATTATCTATAAAATTCACTAGCATTCTAACTAGTAAATGAAGTATTATCATTACGTTAAATATAAATAAGGTGTATATCATTTTATTCTTTTCCAGATTCCGTTTACTTTCTAAAAATGTGCTGCTAAATCTTTAGATACCTCTATAATCAATCTAGGTATAAACTATCTATTTGAACTGTTGTTATCTGGTAGATACTTATTATATGGCTTTATATCACCATGCTTAATCATCCTAGCTAGTTCTGATACATTATATATAAATATATCATCCCCAAAGATGTTTATGAACATGGCTATATCTTTATTGTCTGCTAGTAAAGCCTTAATCTTATGTATTTCTATGATGTGTGTAGAGTATTTGATAGCACTAGCATCCCTATTCTTTATTTCACCAGCAGCCTAGATATTCCTTCCATCTTTACTAGTGCATTTGATGTGTAAATCTATATCACAAAATTCTGCATCTGTATAATCTATCTACCAGCCTATCTAATCTGCTAATGTCTGAAATATGTTTCTACCTTTTCTTTCTGATTCTTGTGCATTTGGATTGTAAATCATAATGTTTTATTTTTAAAGTTTGTTACTGTTGTATCTGATTAATGGTATCATCTGAGTGCTATGACTATTACTTATGGCTATTAATCTGAATCATTAACTATAGAAGCTGTAGCTGATTCTTCTTAATCTCATATATCATAGCTTCTAAGTTATCCAGTTTAGTGTATAGTTCTTTGTTTTCCATATTATTTAATTATAGTTAGTTCTAATCCGTTTAATCTACCTTCATTTGTTGGAATCTTAATAGCTTTAGCTTTATACCCATATCTAGTTATATCTACAGCTTTAGCTACTGCATCAATACCATACTTATTATATAGCTGCTGTAGTCTTATCTTTAGTTCTTTGTTGCTTATTCTTGTGCCAGTTGGGAACAGTCTATTTAATTCTTGAATCATAGTATAAATGTGCATGATTGTTTTGTTCTATCTATATTGTTGTTTGTTAATGCCTTTACAAAGTAATCTAATGAAATGTCTGCTGGTAAAGTTTGGCATTTCTTTGCTAATATTTCAGCAAATGAATCATCTATATTTGGGAACTTAGCTATTAAATAGTTAAGTGCTTTGTTATCTCTTAGTGGTGGTATAGTCTTATTAACTATACAGTATTTATAGATTGTTTCATATAAGAAGTTTTTCACAGCATCAACAGAATCACCTTTAACTAGACTTAAAGGAAAATATTTAGTGGATAACTGTAGGCTATTACCTATATAACAGATATGCCCTTTTTCCTCTAATTGCTTTAATTTTTTAGCTATTAAGTTTTTGCTGATACCAATGCTTGAAGTTAAGTCTGCTTTAGAATTGAATCTTATATAGTTAGTACCTTTGCAGCACTGTAGTTTGATTTTTATCAGGATTCCTTTTTCTTCTGGTGTAAGTTCTGAATCAGTAATCAATTCAGGCAATACTATAGAGTAATCTTTTTCTAACTTAGAAAACTGATACACATTATATGGATATTTGCCATTTCCTTTGTATAATGTGACATATTCAAAGAATGGTTTAAGGTTATCTAAATAGTTTCTGATTGTTCTATCTGATGTATTTGTTAGTTGAGCCAGTTCCTTTTCTGAAATGGATGCTTTGTAACTGTTATCTTTAATTTGGCTTCTGATTAGTAAGTAGGAATAGATTTCTATAAACTTACTTCTTGATGTTAGGTTTATTAGGTTTGATGGGATTTGAATAAAAGTACTCATAGTTAGCTAATAAGTCTTCATTATTTGTGTATATTAAATCATCTGATGAATTTTTAATTAATCTGTTTAAATTGCCATGTCCTATAGCTACTTTCAGTTCTAGGCGATTGCGAAAAATTTTGTTTAAAGGCTTGTAAATTATCATATATGTATGTTTTGTTAAAATATTGACTTTGATTTTTCGCTAGAAAAATTGAAAGTCTTATTATATTATCTATATTACTATATTATTAGAGCGGAAGGAAATGGGATAAGTGTAGGAAAGATATGGGATAAACTAGCGGAAAGAAATGGGAAATTGATATAAAAATACATCTAACTTCATTATTTCAGATTCCTATTTTTTTTAGACATTGAGACTTAAAGAAAAGGGCTATATTTCAAGCCCTATTTCCCTGCTAGTAACAAATCCTCTAAAAATTAATCATTTACGACAAAAATCCATGACAGTGTTTTTCCTCTTGCTTTCTGGACAATTATATATATAATTTTTGGCTACTCAAAATAAAAAATAAACTTTTTTCAAATTCAGTCGGGATTAGCCATTTTTGGGGATCTCTTTATCCTGCATGATGCTGGGAATGTAGGTTAGCCATGTGAAGTACCGTTTTTGTGAATGTCGGCATGGCACTGTTTACAGACTGCCAGCAGATTATCATAGTTATAGGCTACCTCTATTCTTTTATCCCCGAAATAGTTAAGAAATGAATCTTTATGATGTACGTCGATAGCAGCTTTTACTATACCCTTTGATAGACATACTTCACAAAGTGGATGCTGCATTAAATAGGATAATCTTAGCATTTTCCATTTCTTACTTTGATAGATTTCCTATCTTTCTTTTCTTTTTACTTGCTTTATTTTGTTCTTTGCGCTTTTTCTCAGATATGGCATATTTCTTAATGGATTCTATTAGGTTATTAGGTTTTATCTATTGTATGGATGCTTCTTTCTTTTCTTCTTTTGGCATTATATAATCTGTATAATATTCCACCTTTGTTTCTGCATAGTTATAACATTTATCATCCCTTTGAAATTCTCCTTTTAACTAGTTGAAGGCTTTGATAAACTAATCTATGAAATCCTATTCTGGATTATACTTTCTGGTAAGCATTAAATAGGCATCATTAAAAGTAGCTTCATCATCATCTACTTTAACTAGCCTACTATGCAAGTATCTATAATGTTTGGTGATAGCTTCATTAACCATATAGTTATACTCAGATTTATCCAGATTATTCTGTTTCCTTCTATATTTGCTCCAGTTGTAAATCATTATAACTACTGATTAAATTATCTATTGCGTATCTAACTAATGTGCTTCTTTTTATGCCTAACTTTTCACTGATTAAGTCAAGTTGTGTTTCCTGATAAGGTGTGATTCTTACAGATACTCTAGTTTCTTTCTTTGTTATTTTCATGGTTTGATTAATTATTAAGTTATACCTAATTATATACATAAAATTTTGAATCCAAAAATATTGTGAGACATTTTTTATTTGTGTGACAAAGTACTGGATATTAGTAGAAAAAGAAAAAATCAGATAATTATACAGACTAAAATTTAAGTAGAATGAACAATAATTTTAAAATACCTACAGACATTGAGAAAGAAGCTAAGGATTATATGAAAGATGTGATTCTTATGCTTGAAGATAATTCACTGATGAAGGATGTAGATAACGCTGCTTTAACTATGTTGGCAAGAAATTACAGTATGTTTATCAAAGCTAGCAAACAACTAGAAAAAGATGGTTTAACAGTAGTTTCTGATAGGGGTAATATTGCGCCACACCCAGCTATTAAGATAGCTAAAGATGCTTAGATTCAGGCTATGAAGGTGATGGAAAAGTTTGGCTTAACTGCTAAAGATAGAACTAAGATAGCCAAATTAAATAGTGGGGATAAGGAACTATCACCCCTGGAGTAGTTTGTTAAGAACAGTAAGGAGGTTAGATAATGACAAAGCTAAAGAAGACTGCTATATTAGATGATGATGGTAAGATTATAGGCTATGAAGCCAAAGCCAAAAACATCTAGATAAGAGTTTGCAAAAAGAAAGATGCAGACCCTATTATTATTGCTAATCACTACAGCCACAAAGTAACTAGAAATAGCTTTTTATCTTTCTTAGTTTATTATGAAGGCAAAGTATCAGGTGCTTTACAAATTGGCTATGGTACTAATCCTAGAAAGAAGGGAAACTATAATCCTGATGAAGTTAGGGAGTTTGATAGAATGTGGCTAAGTGATGATATGCCTAAATTCAGTGAAACTATAACTATATCCCTGCTGCATCATTATTTAAAGAAGGTGCATCCAGAGATTAAGCATTTAATTAGTTATTCAGATAATAGTAGCGATGTAGGAAATGAAGGTACTATTTATAAAGCTGCTAACTATAGGCAAATAGATAAGATTAAGTCTGATTTCTACATATTGGAAACTGGTGAAAGAGTGCATCCGATAACTATGTGGCATAGGCATGGAACAAGAAAATGGGCATTCTTATAGGAGCATTATCCCAATATAAAGAAAGCTGATGGTTATTAGATTAAATATGTATATGATTTATGAAGCCATACTATAAATATGTGGATGATGTACTTAGTGGCAATGTTATTACTGGTGTTAATATCTAGTTAGCCTGCTAGAGATTCTAGGAGGATTTAAATAGGGATGATTTAGAGTTTAGGGAATCAGTAGTAGATAGGGCTATTAGCTTTATAAGTACAATGAAACACTTTAAGGGAAAAGCATCTGGTTAGAACTTCATACTAGAACCATGGTAGCAGTTTGTAGTAGCTAATATTGTCGGATTCTACTGGAAGGGTACTAATGATAGAAGATATTCCAGTAGTTATATTGAAGTTTCTAGAAAGAATGGAAAGACAGCCCTAGCTGCTGCTTTGTGCCTATATTTCCTGATAGCTGATGGTGAAGATGGTGCTGAGGTAGATTTAGCTGCAAACTCTAGAGAATAGGCTAAGATAGCCTTTGAATTTTGTTATGAGTTTGCCAAACAGCTAGACCCTAGTGGCAAATATCTTACTTCACATTTAAAGGGAATTAAGTTTAATGTGAATGCTTCATAGTTAAAGGTGTTTGCTGCTGATGCTTCTAAGCTTGACGGTTTTAATGCCAGCTTTGGTTTGATTGACGAATACCATGCTGCTAAGAATAGTAAAGTTAGGGATGTAATTAAGTCTTCTATGGGTATGCGACAGAATCCACATCTTTGCACTATAACTACTGCCGGATTTGATAAAACTTTGCCCTGCTATTAGCTAAGAAGTACTGCTATTGAGATTCTTCATAAACTGAAAGAAGATGATAGTATGTTTATAGCTATCTATTCTATGGATGATAATGATGATTGGACAGAAGAAGATAACTGGGTGAAATGTACCCCTAATATGGATGTAACTGTAACTAAGAAGTATATTAAGGAATAGGTAAAATCAGCACTTAATAATCCATCTGAAGAAGTTGGTGTGAAAACCAAAACCCTTAATCTATGGTGTGATTCTTCTGAAGTCTGGTTATCTGATAGTAATATTGTGAATAGCACTAAGAATGTAAATCTGGCTAGTTTCTAGGATGAACTTTGTTATATAGGTGTGGATTTATCAGCTACCAGTGATTTAACTGCTGTAAGCTATTTAGTGGTTAAGGATGGTATCTATTACTTTAAGAACTACTATTATCTACCTGAATCATGTCTAGCAAACAATAGCAATAGGGAGAAATATAGACTATGGAGAAATCAGCATCAATTAAATATAACTAGTGGTAATGTTACAGACTATGATTATATAACTAGGGATATGCTTAAATGGATTGATACTGTTAGCATCCAGAAGGTAGGCTATGATAAGTGGAATGCTACTTAGTGGGCTATCTAGGCTACAGAAGAAGGTTTGCCACTGGAAGAATATAGCTAGAGCATAGGTAACTTTAACTAGCCTACAAAAGAGTTAGAAAGATTGATTTTATCAGGTAAGGTAGTTATAGATAACAATGAAATAACTAGATGGTGTTTCTCTAATGTGCATATTAAAGAAGATCATAATGAGAATGTCAAACCAATTAAGACATAGAAGCAGATGAAAATAGATGGTGTGATAGCAATGATAACAGCTTTAGGATGTTACTTGCAAAACCCAAATAACGGAAAAGAAATATTTATAATATGAAATGGAAATTTTGGCAAAAGGAAAAACCAGAGCAAAGGGCTTTATTTGGTGATTTCTTATCTTATAACAGTGCTAGTAGCTATGCTAATAATAAAGCTATGCTGTTGTCTGCTGTTTATAGATGTGTTGAAGTTATATCTGATTCAATAGCTTAGTTACCACTAGAACCTTATAGGGTAGATTAGCTAGGATATAAGATGAAATACACTGAGCACCCTACTTACAATCTTTTAAACCGTGAACCGAATCAGAACATGAGTAAGTTCACCTTTATGAAAACTATGGTGATAAGTATGCTTCTTACTGGTAATGCTTATGCTTATATAGATAGGGATGAGAGAGGAAACGCTAAGGCTCTTTATTATATACCTACAGAACTGGTTACAATACTAAAGCCACAAACTATCAGGGACACTATTAGCTATAATATTACTGGAATGAAGAATGTTGTAGAAGATTGCAATATGATTCATATCCTGAATTTTACCAGTGATGGCTATGAAGGTATATCTACTTTAGCCTATGCTAGAAAAACATTAGGTTTAGCCATGGATGCAGAAGAAAACGCTGAGGGATTTTTTAAGGGTGGTGCTAACTGTGCTGGTATTCTTAAAAGTTCTTCACCTCTAACTTCTAAATAGAAGGAAACACTTAAATCAAGCTGGAACAGTGCTTTTAGTGGTAATACTGGAACGCCTAACGGTGTGGCTGTGCTGGATGCAGATTTGGATTTTCAAGCTGTAACGGTAAATCCATCTGACGCATAGCTATTGGAAACCAGATAGTTTAATGTGATTGATATTTGTAGGTTCTTTGGAGTATCGCCAGTAAAGGCTTTTGATTTATCAAAGAGTAGCTACAATACTATAGAATAGATGTAGATAGCCTTCTTAACAGATACTTTGCAGCCTTTACTAGAAAAGTTTGAAGGTGAATTTGTCAGAAAGCTATATAAGCCTAGTGAAAGAGATAGCATAGATGTTAGATTTTCTACAGCACCTTTGTTAAGAGTAGATAAGCAATCTTTGGCTAACTACTATAACACATTATTCTAGATAGGTGCTATAACAACTAACGAGATAAGAAAAGAACTAGATTTACCTGCTTTACCAGATGGAGACAATTCTTTTGTATAGGTTAATATACAGACATTGAAGAAAGCTACTTCTGATAATCCAGACAATACTAATACAATCAAAGAAAAGCTAAATGAAGGAAATTAGAAACTTGGGTGATGTTTCCAGTTTAGAGGGAAGAACAGTAGAAGGATATGCTATTGTATTTGATAGCTTATCTAATGATTTAGGTGGATTCCATGAGATAATAAGTAGAAGTGCTTTAGATGGCATCATAGAAAAATCTGATGTGCTTTGCTTACTTAATCACAATGAAGATAAGGGTGTGTTAGCTAGAAGTAACAAAGGTGTAGGTAGCTTAACTTTATCTATTGATGATAGAGGTTTGAAATACAGCTTTGAAGCACCTAATACAGCTTTGGGTGACGAACTGCTGGAAGGACTTAGAAGAGGAGATATTTCTACTAGTTCTTTTGCTTTTACTGTAAAAAGTGATTCATGGTAGAAAAGGGAGGATGGAAGCTATCTTAGAACCATAAATAGCATTAATGAGCTATTTGATGTATCACCAGTATATAAGGCTGCTTATTCTTCTACTACAGTAAACACAAGAGGGCTGGATGAATTGAAACAGAAAGAACAGAAGGAAATAGATGAATATTATCAGGAACTTGAAGCAAAACTAAAATGAACTCAATAGAATTAATAGATAAGAAGGAACAACTGTAGTTAAAAGCACAAAATATTATCAATCAGGGAAAGCATGAATCCAGAAAGCTAACTACAGATGAAGAAAGAGAATACAATGATTTGTGTAAACAGATAGCAGATACAGAGAATGAAATTAGATAGTTAAATCAGAAATTGAATAAAAAAGAAACAATGAAGAAAGAAACTTTTTCACTTTTAAAGGCTGTTAGAGCTATTGCTAATAACCAACAGTTAGACGAAAGAAGCCAATAGGTAGTAAACGCTGGTATCGCTGAAATGCGTAAATCAGGACAAAGTTATAGTGGCTAGATTATCCTTCCAGTAGAAGAAAGAGCAGATGTGCAGGCAACCGTAGCAGACCATGGCTAGGAGATTGTAGCAGAAGATAAGTTGAATATCTTAGCACCACTTAGGGATAAATTAGTACTTAGTGCTGCTGGTGCTAACTTTATGACTGGTTTAGTAGGTAACGTTTCAATTCCTACTTATGATGGTTCTACAGTAGGTTGGGCTGGTGAAGTTGATGCTGCTGCTGATGGTGCTGGTACTTTTGGAGAAGTAGAACTTAGCCCAAAGAGATTAACAGCTTATGTAGATATTTCTAAGCAGTTCCTTATTCAGGATTCTGTTTCAGCAGAAGCTTTGCTTAGAAAGGATATTGTAGATGCAATTAGTAACAAACTTGAAGCTACTATTTTAGGTGCTGAGGCTGGTAGTACTACAAAGCCAGCTGGTTTGTTTAATGCAGTTGTAGCTGATGAAGCAGATATTACTTATAAGGATATTGTAGCCATGGAACAGAAGTTAGAGGAAGCTAATGTTAGTGGTAATATTACATTTATTGCATCCCCTTATGCTAAGGCTACTTTGAAAACTACTGCTATTGGTGGTACTAAATCAGATGTTAGAATGTTGATGGATAGCGGTGAAGTTGATGGTTATCCAGTGTTAGTTACTAACGGCATGGCTAAGAAAGGACTTATTCTTGGTAACTTTAATGATTTGGTAATCGGACAATGGGGAGGAATTGATTTAACCGTAGATCCTTATACACAAGCAGCTAACGGTAAAATCAGACTGGTAGTAAATGCTTATTTTGATGCTAAGCCACAAAGAGCAGCATCTTTTGTAAAGAAGGTATTGAAGTAATTTTAGTCTGTATAAAAGCTATGTATGTAACACTTGAAGAAGCAAAGAAGCATCTGAATATAGATGATTCATTTAAGGATGATGATAGCTATATAGACAGTCTGATATTAGTGGCGGAAGATGCTATAGAAAAGAATACCGACATAGCTTTGAATGAACAACTGGAAGGTGGTAAATTGCCACCTTCTGTTATTCATTCCATTCTTCTATTAGTTGGAAATCTATATGCAAATAGGGAAGCTACTACTTATTCAAGTATATCAGATGTACCCTATTCTTTCAAATACCTAGTAAACCTTAACCGTAATTTTTAGGTAAGATGAATGCTGGTAGATTAAAAGAGGTAATAACCATATAGAAGCCAACAATATCATAGAATGAATATGGGGCTAATGGTACTCAGTGGACAGACTATATAACAACACGCTCAGATGTGTAGTTTGAATCAGGTAATAGAGACACTGAGAATGGTGAGATAGTTTTTAACTATACTAAGATATTCACTATTAGGTATTATCATAACATAGATGAAAAAGATAGGATATTGTGGAAGGGAAAGCTATATAGAATCCTATCAGTAGAACCAGATAGAGATAAGCAAAGCATCATCATTAGAACAGAATTAATTAATGATTGATATTGATGATAGCTAGGTTTAGGCTTTGTTTAGCAGACTAACTAGCAGGGAATAGGATAAGGCTTTTAAATAGACACTAAGAAAGGCTGGAAACATGTTAGTTAAGGCTACTAGGAACTAGCTGAAAAGAGTGGTTAGGAACTCTAATAAGAGGTCTGTTAAATATGGAAAATCCCTATAGTCTGGTGTTAAGTGCAAACTAGTTAAAGAGAATGGGGCTAATGTCGCTAAGGTGCATATCATGGGTGATTTCCGTTTGAAGTTTTTTGAGAAAGGAACAGCTTTAAGACGTACCAAAGGACATAGAATAACCGGCTATATTGATGTCCGGCATCTTAGAAGAACTGGTAGGGGTGGAAACAGAGGAAGAATAAGAAGTGCATATTTCTTTGATAAAGCTAAAAGGACTTCTGAAACTTCTATATTTGAAAGCATGAATTAGATGTTAAAGGAATCAATATTAAGAGCGGCTAATAACAGATGATGGATAGTTTAAATATAGGAAAAGCAATATATACTATACTACAGACTAGTATAGATATAGATAAGAAGATTTATCCCCTAATAGCTGATGAAGGTACTACATTCCCATTCATCATTTATAAGAGAACTGGATTAACTCCTGAAAGCACTAAGGATAATACTAATGAAAATGTTTCTGTAGAAATAAATATAGCTTCTTCTAACTATTCAGAGAGTATAGATTTAGCTATTAAGGTTAGAAAAGCTTTGGAGCATAAAAAGGGTACTTATTCAGATATAGCTATAGAGGATATTGTTATAGATGATGCAACAGAAGATTATATAGAAGATACGTTTATATAGACATTGACTTTTAAAATAGAACTACAATGAGCAAAATAAAAGGTGGTGATATGATGCTGTTTTTAAACAGCAAATCAATAGCCTATGCAACTTCACACACATTAACTATTAGTGGTGATACTCAGGACACATCTAATAAAGATGAAGGTGGTGGTGATTGGGCTAGCAATGAGATTAGCAAATTAAGCTGGACAGCACAAAGTGAAAACATGTATTCAATAGATGGTAAAGGAAGTAACTTTGATGATTTGTTTGATATAATGGTAGCAAAAACACCAGTATCAGCAACCTTTAGCAAAAAGAAAGAAACAGATACTGATGTGCCTGAAACTGGCTGGACAGCTAGTAAACCAGACTATGAAGGTAAGGTAATTATTACCTCTTTAGAACTTAATGCGCCAAATGGGGAATATGCGACATATACAGTACAGTTTACTGGTGTTGGTGCTTTAAAGAAAGTAGAAGTTTAAATTTTATAACCATATAGCCTTTGTGCCTTTAGCTATGAGGGCATGAGGGCTATTTTTATTTTATACAGACTATGAAGACAATTACAATCAATAATACAGAATATGAAATTAGATATACAATAAGAGCTTTATTTATCTTTGAACAGATAAAAGGTGAAGCATTCCAGATTAGAACAACACTTGATAACTATCTGTTTTTATATAGCATGATATTAGCTAGTAATAAAGACAAACCATTATCATGGGATGATTTTCTGGATGCTATAGATAATGACCCTTCTATAATTGCTTAGTTAAATACTATCACATCTGAGACTTTGGGCAAAGATAACCTTTTCACTTAGCCAGAAGATAGTGATGAAAAAAAAAGTTGAGTATCTCAGAAATTTATGGAATCTTAGTTATCTAGCTTCATTATAATCCAAAGTATGTTTTAGATGAAATGGAAATGTATGAAGTTAGGGCTGCTATGAGATATTCTTACTATGCTAATAAAGACTTATGGGAAGCCAATAGACTAATAGCCTATATGGTTGCTTAGGTAAATAGTAAGAAGCGTTTATAGCTGTAGGATATAGTAAGGTTTCCATGGGAGGAAGTCTAGGGAGATACTAGCATAAGTAAAGAGGATATAGAAAGGTTACGAATAAAAGCAGAAAACTATTTAAAACTACATAAATAATGGCACAAGCGGATTTTGTAACAAGAATATTACTTGAAAATCAACAGTTCAGAAATCAGTTATAGGACTGTTAGCAACAGATTAGAAACTTACGAAGTTCTTCTAATAGTGCATCTTTATCTATCAACAATATTAGAAGTTCCTTAGTTAGCATGGGTGCAAAGTATCTAGCACCACTAGCTATAGCTACAGCAGTTAAGGAGATTGGAACGAAAGCTATAGAAGCCAGAAGTAAGATAGAATCATTAGAAGTATCATTCACTACCTTATTAAATAGTAGTGAAAAGGCTTCTTCTTTAGTAAACCAGTTGAAGGAATATGGAGCTAAAACTCCTTATGATACTGAGGGATTAGCTAAAGCTGCATAGACTATGCTTAGTTTTGGTATAAGCTATGAAAGGGTTTTGCCAACGCTGAAATAGTTAGGTGATGTAGCTATGGGTAATACTGATAAGATGCAAAGATTAGCTTTAGCCTTTTCTTAGATGTCTGCATCTGGTAAGGTGATGAAAGAAGATTTGAACTAGATGATAGATGCTGGTTTTAATCCTCTATCTGTTATTTCTAAGCAGACTGGTGAAAGCATAGGAGAGTTATTAGATAAAGTAAGCAAAGGTGAAATATCTGTAGAACAGATAGCCTAGGCTTTTGCTGATGCTACTGCTTAGGGTGGATAGTTTCACAATATGGCTGTAAATATGAGTGAGACAGTAGAGGGTAAAATATCTACTTTAAATGATGCTATAGATGAAACTTATGCTGCTATAGGTAAGTTGATAGAGCCAGCTGTTAAAAGTAGCCTGAATGGATTGATTTCCATCTTTGATGGTATAACAGAAAGCGTAAACTGGCTGAATGATGCTATAGATGATGCTTCTACTAAATTGAGACAGCTAACCTTTGGTGATTCTGCTGAGGAATTTATGGCTAAAAGAGGATAGTTTCTTAATGGAAACAAAAGGGCTGGTACATATAAGGTAGGTAACAGATACCTAAAGAATGGTGAATCATATTCATATAATTATAAAGCAAAGGATGGTAAGATTCATACTGTAACAAAGCAGCTTTCTGAGGGAGTTGTTAAAGTTGTATCTGATGTTATAGCTAAGACTACTAAGAAGGTCGGTACTGTAAAAGTACCACATAGAACTAGAGTAAAGAACAATTTCAAGCAGACTAAATAGGAAAATCCAGAAGGTTCTATAGCATGGTATAATGACTAGATTAACTTAAAGCAGAAGCAATTATCTGTAACAGTTAATCCTATGGACTATCAGAAGATAAATAAGGAACTGGATAATCTGATAGAAGAAAAACGCTTTTTGGAGATAAGGCTAAAAGGTACTAACTTAAAGGATATAATATCAGAAATAGATACAGAATCGGTTAATCCTTTTTCTATTGATATGGATGCTATAAATAACATCAAAGTACCTTAGCCAGAAATTAGCGGTTTGGTGGAAATGTCGGGATGGCTGGAGAATAACCAGTAGTCAGTTCTGGCTTTAACTAGTGCATTTCAGGGCTTAGGTTCTGCCATGTCTTAGTTAGGAGCTGGTGATACTGTAGCTATGCTGGCTTAGGTAACTGCTTAGATAGCTTCTGCTGCTATGTCTTATGTTGCTTTGGCTACAGCTGCTGGTACTGCTAATGCTATGAAGATGCCATTCCCTGCTAACTTAGCAGCAGTAGCAACAGTAATAGCAACAGTGGTAGGTATCGCTGCTACTGTTAGTGGTTATTTGTCTGGTTCTTATGCAGAAGGTGGTATCATTAACGGAGCTACAACTCATGGGGATTAGTTACTAGCTAGAGTGAATGCTGGTGAAATGATTCTGAATGGCACATAGCAAAGAAACTTATTTAATATGCTTGATAATGCTGGGGCTACTGGTGGAATAGGTGGTTAGATTAATTTCAAATTAAAAGGTTCAGATTTGTATGGTTCACTAAGGAACTATAGCAATATAAAGGCTAAATCTGGAAAAATAACTGGAATCAAGTAATTATGTATATTCATGGATAGTTTAGAGACATTAATAATGTGCTTTATTCAGTACATATATTAAGTAATAATGATAAAACGGAAGAAATGATTATAGGAGAGAATGGGCTATACTTTAGTGGTAGCCCTATCTCTATAGAAACAGATAATGAAGATACTTTTCAGACTATTATTAAGAGGTCTGCTAGTATTAATTTAGTTACTAAAGATTATATAGGTGATAAGCTATTTGCAGACAATTCACGTAATATCAAAGTAAACATTTATAAGGGAGATAAGTGTATTTATGCTGGCTTTGTTGAACCTAATACATTTAGCTAGCCTTTTGTTAATGGGCTAGATGAGTTTACTGTAAATACTACTGATGCTTTAGCTACATTACAGTACTATAACTATGGTGATGTTAATCTGAATAACTATAAGGCTTCTAGGGCTAAAGCTAGTGTAAAATCATTCAAAGATATGCTGGATTAGATAATGCTGGATATTCAGGATATAGACATAGTTAATGGTACTAAGGGAAAGATTTTCTATGATTTATCTAAAGGTGTATCTAAGGGAAAGGAGAAAACAATCTTTTCAGATTGTAGCATGAGTGAGTTATATATGCTGGGTGATGAAGCTGATGATGTCTGGACTAATGAAGATGTAATTAGTTAGATGATGCAATATCTTAACCTTCATATTATCTAGGATGGATTTGATTATTATATATTTGACTGGAATACTATAAAGGACAAAAGAACTGGCTGGTATAATCTTACAGAAGATACAGCTGTAACTATTACCCCTACATTACTAGAAATGACAGCAGATTTGCATTCTAGTGATGATACAAATTTATCTGTAGCAGATGTATATAATCAGGTATCTATAAAATGTAGTTTGGAAGATTAGGACAGTGTTATAGAAAGCCCTATGGATTCAGAAAATCTAAGTTCCCTTTATAATGGTAAGCAGAAATTTATGACTGAATATATATCAGAGGGTGAAGGTGTGAGGGCTAATAATGCCTTCTTTGATATGATCCATGATAGGGCTACTTCTTATGATGCTTGTAAAATTGTGGACTGGTATCTATAGGCTATGTATAATACAAACTGGAACTTTATAACACCTAAAGGATATATAACTAGTCTTTGTGAACTGAGTAATGGGGTTTATGTAAATCAGTGGAAGCTACCAAAGTACTTAAAGGATAACTAGCTTATTCCATGTATCTTTAAAATGGGTAGTGTAAAAAAGTAGAATGATGTTACTGATAATTCCCCTACATCAAAAATAGATATGAATACTTATCTGTATATCTCAATTAATGGTAATGGGGATGATACGGAAACAAATCATTCTCCTTCTGATTAGACAATAAAAGATAGAAGTGGGATGATAGAGTATATAGGTAATAACTCAGGTGGTGTTTTTTCCCCAACAGATGATATTACTACTAACTATTTAGTGTTTAGTGGTGAAATGTGCCTGATGCCTATACAGAAGGAAACAGAAATCTTTTCCATCCTTTAGAAGCATGATAGGGGTGATTATTGGCATAGAACAGTACCTAGTGATAATAATGGGGATGGTAGATATTATACTAGAAGGTGGTACACATAGGAAAAGCCATCTGATACACCTTCTTCTTATTTATCTAATGCTTTAAGCCTTCATCCATGGACAACAGATAAGGCTAACCATGAACTACAGTATAACTATACTGCTAATGGTGATTCTACAGATATGTTTAAGAAGCTGCCTATTCTTGAATGTGAACTTATTATAGGTAATAAAAGACTGGTAGAAACTAATATAGATACCTATGGAAATTCTACCTATCAATGGGTGAAGATTGGGGAAGAACCTACTATAGATGGTGAAAAGAAAACCACATTTTCTTTAGGTATAGACCCAAAGATTGGGGATAAGATTATAGGTGATGAATTTGATATATAGAATAACATTAGCTATACTATGAATCTGGATGCTAAGGGTACTGCTATACCGATTAAGAAATCTGATGCTTTATCTGGTGCTGTTGTGTTTAGAATATTAGGACCAGTTAATCTAACTTGGAATGATATAACTAGAAGACATCCTTCTTTCTGGAGACATACTAAATGGTACAATAATACTAAGTTTGTCTTATCTCATATAGAAAACATCATTATAAAGAATTTTGAGTGCAAAATATATTCAGACTAGGGAGGGAATGAGAATAAGCAGGATAATGATTTGATATATATGAGTAATGAGACTGATAGATTTATTAATAAGAAAGATGATGTAGAATTTAAGTTTATTACTTAGCTAAGTAGTTCTGAATGTGCTAAGAAGGGAATAAAGAACACTGTAAACCTGAATGCAGTGATAGAAACAGATTCCCAGACACCATTAGAAAGTATCTACAATGCTACTACAATGGAAACGGCAAAACCAGAGGAGCATTATATCAATCAGTACTATCTTTCTTATTCTAGACCTAAACTTATCATGGAAACAGATTTGCATGATTCACCTTCTATTAGCATCCATTCCATATTACATAGTAAGGTATTAAATAGAAACTTCTTTGTTCAGTCTATTGATAGAGATTTGAAAGAAAGTACAGTACATATAAAACTAAAGGAAGTATGATAAATATACAATCATTTGCCAAAGCTAAGAATACTGGTTCTTCTGGTTCTTCCAGTAAGAGCAGTTCCTCTTAGTCTAGCATCAATAATACTAGCACTTCCATTACAGAAGATACTATTAACATCTTTGCCACTTCTGATTAGGATATGACAGAAGTAATCCAGTCTGCTTTAGATGCAGCATATACATCTGGCAAGAAAATAGTATTTGGTAGTGGAGAGTTTTTAGTAACTAGGGCTGTTTATATCCATGATGGTACGGTTATAGAAGGATAGGGAATCTACAACACTATAATAAGAACCCCATTTATGAAGAAGCCTAGTTACTTTGAAAAAGATACATTGGCATATCAAAAGGCTACTGTGGCTTTGGGATATGTAACTAGAGATAAGAAGAAATATAATACAGCTACTGATGCTAAAAATTGTCCTACTTTGGATTTGAAGAATGGACATAACAGATTTTATTTAGGTGATGGTGCTGTAGGTTATTATGATGGAGATAGAGATAAGAATAAAAACCATCCTTTATATTATCCTAATGATAATAGTGAGGAATGGAAACAATGGGATAAAGAAAGAACTAAGATATAGTCTTAGGGTAGATGGGTAGGCTTAACTGGTCGTGAGAACTATTCTAGAGGTTTAATAAAATCATCCCAGTAGCCTAATCTTACTTATCCTGAAACGTATAAGGTAAATCCAAACGGTACAGCTTTTACTGGTGTGAGAGATATTAGCATAAGTAATATATGTATTACTACAAATTCATCTGATAGAGGTAAAGATGATGCTATCAATTTTAACTATTCTCCTTCATCCTTAACTGGTAGCTTGTCTAGCTATGATTCTTCTGTTTTGAATGTATCTTTATCTGATGTATGGTTAAGGGATATTGGCGGTAATGCTTATGAAGCCTATAGAGCAGTTCAGAACTCATTTAAGAATGTAGGAGCATGGAGAGTAGCAGAAAGCGGCTTTAAGATTCTTGGTGTTACTTCTGTGAACTTTACTTCATGCTACTGTAATAGCTGCTTAAATGCTGGCTATAACTTGAAGGGCACTAGCTATTCATCTTTGTAGGCTTGTGCTGCTGATGGATGTGGAGTAGGTTATAAGTTGGATAACTGTAATTCTGTTACCTTATAGGGATGTGGAGCAGAAGCCAGTAGATATACTAATACGTTATCTTTAGATGAAGAAGATGGTGAAATAGATATAGATATATTATATCGAGGAAACTCCTATTTTGTGACGGATAGCAACAGTATAGGATTATATAACTGCTATGCTTTTGCCTTTAGGGGTACTATACTTACATCTGATGATAGTGAATTAGATATACCTGATTATTCAAATACTTCTAGACATATCCACATAGTTAGAAGCAAAGGAGTGATAGCAGAAAACTGCTACCTGAAATCTATGTAGAGAATCAGAACAACACCATTTAGAAATTCTGCTGGTAAATGCAGTATAACCTAGGGTAAGTATGATGAAACTGATTCTAACTGTAGAACTTGGCTGGTTCAAACCTATCTAGTAGGTAAGCAATATGAGATTGTAGAATCTGATGTTAGTCTGGTATCTAATCAGTCTTTGGAAGATTTGAAGGCAACAAACAGTATTAGATGCAGTAATCTGGACTTTCTAGACCCAGGAACAGTAGCTAACCCTAATGGATATGATACAGCAGGGAAAACACTATCTGATAGAGATGGAAATGGTGGATGGACTAGAGTAGTGGATGGCTAGACAATTCCTATAACCATGGAAGACTTTGAAGCCCTTTTCCCTTTAAATGCTACAAAGAAGACTGGTGAGCGTACAACTTACTGGGAATGGCGGCATTCTTTAATATTACTCAGGGTTTATACTGAAACTGTAGGTTAGTAGAATTTTGTGGGTTATAGGGATAAGTAGCCTAGTGGGGCTATAGACTGGAGTACCTTTAACTATTCACCATATAGGCTAGATGTGATAAAGGACAGAACAAATACAGATAGATTAGATGGAAATCCAGATAATTGGGGATGTGGTGATTTTATAGAAAGTACATCTAACATTCCTATAGTTAATTACATTCCAGCTACAGTTAATAATTATAGCTTTGGTAGTAGGGTAGCTATAAATAACTAGTATAAGGGAAGTGAAAAGATACAGTCTGATGCTTCTGTAGTTACCATCATGGGCAACTAGACAAAGGAAACGTTAGATCAAAGTGGTAGTGTAATAAGTTCTTCTGATGATGATTTGCTAACCATGAGATTTTTGAAGACTAAGAGTAGGCTAATAGCTGGTACTATGGGATTAGCAGTTAAGGATTCTGATAATTATCTGCTGGGTGGTATCAATGCCTATAACACTAAAGATTCTTCTGGTTCAGTAGCATCTGATTTCATGCTATCTTTTGGTTAGAAGAATAGTCTTAGAAACATAATTAGTAGAAGAACGTCAGACTATGAAAGCATAGCCCATTTTAGTAATACCAAAGCTACAGACATTCTTTCTTTGCAGAAAGCTGTTAATGAGATTATAACCAGATTAGAAAACCATGGCTTAGTTAATACTTATGTAGCACCACCTATTTAGCCTACATCATTCAGTATAACTACATCTAACTATGATGCTACAGCTAAAACTATTGATGTTACTTATAGCTATACTGCTGGCTATGATGTGTATGGAAGTGGTATCGCATACAGTTCTACTAATACCACACCTACTTATAGTTAGAACCATATAGAAAGTACACTAGATTCACCAGTTACTGTAACGTTGAAATTAGGCAATGGATTAAAGAGATATGTTAGAATCTATTTGAATAAAGCAGAAAAAGCTACTTCTGATTCTGATAGAGAATATAGTTAGACTTTTACGATAACAAATAATGGTGTAAGCTGATGAAAGAAAACTGGAAACAACTAGGCTTTAAGGATAAGGCACAATATACTACAGCTATGGTAATGATAGCTAGTGGTATTCTTCTAGCATTCCTTAGCTTCTTATCCATCCATACTATAGCTAGTGGAACACTTATCTATATTGCATAGGCTTTTACAGCTGGAGGTGCAATCTTTGGGGTTAGTGTTTACTTTAAAAACTAGCTAATAGAAGCGCATGGTGAAACTATGAATAAGGTGAAGGAGTTGATAGAAGATGTAGTAGATAGAAAGATGAATAATTAATTAGAGTTAATAAGGGCTGGTATCATTTGAGGTATCAGCCTTTTTTATTATCTTTGCTGCATTATTAACTAATTAAATAGATAAGATATGAGGGTATTTCCTGAGTTTTTTATTAATATGGCTGATGATAAAGGCAATATAGTCAAGGATGAAAAAGGTGAGCCGATTATACAGTATAATCAGCTGGCTTATTGTAAATATTATGCTGAAAATATACAAGAATACGATGAATTGCCTGATGGTAAAAAGGTATATGAAGGTATATCTTTAGGGGAATTTGGTGCTAATTTTGGAAGTAACATAGAGGATGAATGTGAACTGTTAAGATTCATAGTTAATATGATAATTTCAGATAGGGAATTAGAAGAATTGCAAGAAAAAATTATAAAAAATGTAATAGATAACTTTTGCTTATTCAATTTTTTAGCCTTATCTACATTTGTAAATGTGATTATCAGAGCTAGATATTATTTTCTATTAGAGCCTACAGCAGAAGAACTAGCTAAGGAGATTAAAGGAAACTTCAAAGCTGTTACTTTTACAAAGAATGATGGCAAGAAAGTAACTTATGATTCTGATGAGTTTATAACTATGCTTAATAATGCCATTGGTAGCTATAAGGGTGAATCGAATAATTACGAATGTAAGAAGATAGTTAGAATAGATGAGATTGCCAATAATGAAGTACTGCAAAGTGTATTTGTGGTAAAGATGGCACAGTTCCTACAGAGATATTTTCCTAATGCTAAGAGAAGGGCTAATTGTTGTATGGTTTCAAAGCTAGAGCAAACTTTGATATTAAAGCTGCTTAGTTTCTATGGATTAGCACCAAAAGGGGTAACACTAAGCACTTCTAGATTTAGGCAGTTGGTAGCTACTTATAATAAGTCGGTACATAATGAGGAAATTCAGATATTTGGAAATAGTGTAGCTTTTCATGCTTCATTTGTCAGTTATAGCCAATGGCACTACGATAAGCATTGGATTGAAAAAGAGATAAAGACCCCATTTAGTGAAAAAATTACTATACAATTTAAGCACATTAAAAAAGACTTAGCAAAATTTAGTTTTAAAGACTTCTATAAACCATCTAAGTAGTATATATAATAAGGTATAATTGCCTTCAAAGTGTTAGAAAAACAAGTATCTGTTTACTAACACTTATTTTTTTGGAAGGTATTAGAATTTGCCTTATCTTTGCACCCGTCAAATAAAAGCTTTGACTAGTGCAAACCATTAACAGATGCTGTAGCCCGTGGATTTGCATGAATTAATGTAGGGAGGAATACAGCACAATTAGTTATGAAGACATTTAATATTAATGGTAGTCAGTTTGGGGTAGCTTTCATAGATGGTAATCGCAGCATCAACCCTAACAATGTGAAGAAGATGAAGAAAAGTTTGAAGGAGTTTGGCAAGAACCTGATGCCTATGGTTTATTTAAAGGCTGATGATGCTAGACTTAATGACAGAAAGCTGAAAGATGCTGTAGATGGTACTACTGTAGAAGAAGGCGATAGAGCTAGCTACATAGTAGTACTAGATGGACAGCACCGATTTACAGCTGCTTTACAACTGAAAGAAGAGCTAAAAAAAGAGCAGGAAGAAGGGTTTGATATTTCTAAGCTGGTTTGGAAAGAGTTGAATCTAGAAGGTGATAAAACAATAGAAGATGTACTGGTAGAGATTAATTCTGTTGGGCAGATGTGGAAAGGCACAGACTACATTTCTGGTTTAGCTTTGAGACAGCCAGATAATGAAATTGTACTGTTTGCTAAGAAGCTTTCAGACTTTGGAGTATCAGCAAAAACAATTAATAAGTACCTTCTTTTTGAAGATAAATTCAGTTGGGCTAAACCTGATTGGGATGTTATAAATGAGAAGGCTGATTTAGATAGGGCTAAGAAGATTTGGGATGTAGTTAAGCAGTTCCCTGATAAGGTTAATAAAGAGTCTATCATCATAGATTATATAATGAAGGCTGGAGGTGTTAAGCACTGGGAAGATGAATTGAAGAATGTAGCTAATGTAGGTAAGGATTTAGATACAAAGCTGAGAAATTTGAAGACTAAGGAAGCTAAAGAATTGTTGCGAAAAGAACTAGAAAAGCTGTAGGAACAAAGACTAGCTTAAATAGTTATAGAGAGGGTTATCACTTCGGTGGTAGCCTTCTTTTCGTTTATAGGGGTATGGGGTTAAATTTTAAGCATGAAGCCGCTGAAACCCCACGCCACCGATTCTTGTGCGACATTTAAATTTCAAATTTTCAATTCCCTATCATTTCACATGAGCAGTCTAAAAGTTAAAGTTTGTTATTTAATTCGATACGTCAAGAAATGTACAAAATTGATAACTAACTAGTAATCAGTCATTTTTAGTTCTTAGAACATTGATGTCCTTACTGTCGAAACGAGCAACGACGAAAGCCCCACGCTGATGCATATATAGAACTCCCACACTATCACAAACATTATGATAATGCAAGCGTAATATTATACTACACCCTTGGGGCGTTTCCGTTGCTTTGTTTTTGACAATCAGATGAGTTTGCGAAGTTCTTCTACAGTCAAAACCAAAGCGTCCAGTAACGCCTTATGTATATATGCCCTCAGCCTCCACGTCACATACGACATGCAACTTCAGCGTGAGGACAATGCAAAAATATAAAATACTTCTGTAACTTCCAAATATTTTCGCATATTTCTTTATCTTTGTGGATAAATTCTTTCATTTTTACGATTTTAGACTAAAGATATTGACTTTTCACCCTTACAAACCAATTTTCACGAAAAACATATTATTTAGACCTCACCAGCACAACAACATCTTAACAATATTGTAACACCTGTTTAAATCACCTGTAACATCGTACTCGTACCTTTGCACCCAGAAAAGCAAGGGGAGAAATGTATCTAGCTATGTAGAGACAAGCCCCTATATAATAAGGTATAATAAACAATAGTAAAATATATGGGTACAATTTATTTATGTATTGTGATCTTCCTGCTCTGTTTAGCAGTGTTCG